GGGGTTGCGGTTCCGGTAATAGTGGCCCAGCTGGTCTTCCACTCGTCGCTGCCCACCAATACCCAGGTGTTGCTGCTGTTTTTGTAATAACCATACATGGGCACACTCAAAGCCACCACAGCATAGTCACCGATGCTGCCGTATGAAGCGACTGGGGTATAATCGCCGCCAGCAGCATCAACTACATATTCGGTATCAACTATGACCAACGGGGTCTTGACTGTGAAGGTAGCTGTGGATTGGTTCCACTCCTGGACTCCCCACTGGGTGGTTGAAGTATCCAACCAATATGTACCATTGTTGGCATTGCCCGTGGGACGGACCAAGCTGGCAGTGAGTTCAGTGAGATTGATGTTGGCACGTTGGATATAGCAACGATTGGTCACTCCCAATGCGCTATAAGCAGCCAACAGTCCATATTCATTGAGTTCGTAACCATTGATGGGAGTACCAGTGGTGGTGTTGTAGAAAAACGGAACACCAAAAGTAGCCACTAAATCACGCTGGCTGGTGATTAAATAGGTTTTATTGGCGTTGGCCGCAGTGGTGCCAGCAGCCACAGTGACACCGTCACCGGAAACTTTGTTTTGAGCAGTAGCGATCAGGAAGTAAGGTACTGTGTTGACTGCCGATGGGATATATTGGCTTTCGTCAATTACAGTTACTTCTACGCCAGGGGAAATCAGGGCCATGTTTGGATTCCTTTGAAAAAAGTAGTACAGATATTTATGGGAACCCACGAAAAATGGTGTGCTAGAACGCCCTTTGGCAAAGGTTCGCTAGTAAATACACCGTGTCCCGCCCACTATGTCAAGCTTGCCAGCAGAGACCCTGCGCAGTGAATTATCACCGCGAAGGTCGCGTACATTACCGCCGGAGGTGTGAGCACTGCCAGCGGCGGAACCGTGGAATCAAACCACCCATACCGCGCTGGCAATTGTCAGGCTATCGTAAGAAAATGGTCTGTGATCAGTGCGGATTCCGGGCCCGTTATAGCGCCCAGATCTTGGTTTACCACATGGACGGTAAACTCACCAATTCAGAACTCAAGAATCTGCGCAGCATCTGCCAGAACTGCGCCATAGAAGTGGCTAGGAGCGATCTTCCCTGGCGTGCCGGAGATCTCGCACCAGACCGTTGATGCGGTCGTAGAGCTCGTCTAGGGTACCATTGTTGTAGATCGTGCGATCAAACTCGGTAGCAGCCCAGGCCCACTCGCTGGCATGCACCTCAGGATAGCGTTGGGGCATGAGATCGGGATCGTAGGCCGCGGTACCAAACCATTCGGGATCGGGACCACGGACGATGCGTATCACATATCCACCACTGCGGCGCAGGGCCGCGACTTCGTTGGGGAATCGGCAATCCGAAAGAACCACATCATCCTGGGTCTGGCGTAGCTTGTTTTCGATGCTGGCTACCCAGATATCTTCATGGAATCCGCGGCGCAAGACCTCGGTACCCCAGTTCTGTAGCACCCAACGCGGGGTGAGATGCGGGATATTCAAACGGGCAGCCCACCAGGCATCCACTTCTTCGCGCCATTCACGGCTCCTGCGGGTACGACCCTCCAGCAGCTCACGATCCCAGCCAAACACCGCAGCTACCGCATCTTTGAGGCTGGCCGCGAAGCTATCACGCCGGAACTGGAATATGTTTACCAGACAATCTGCCGTGGTGTCCTTGCCACTACCTATCAATCCGCATACGCCTATAATCATTTCAATTCCTTTATCTTGAGGTATTCCAAAACGTCCCAGAGCAAGGCGATCTGGCAGCAACAATCTTCCAGCGCATTATGGCTAGCCGGGTAACGTTCTAGCTGTGGCGCCAGGCCAAACAGAGTACGGCTATCGCGGACTGAGAAGTATTTCCAGGGCAGGGCCATGTTAAGGCTCTTGTAGGCATGTTCCAATATGGTCATATCATAGGTCGGGCCCTGCGCCCAGACACGTCGCGCATGCCAGATTATCCGGGTAAGACCTTCTAGGCTCTCGCGCAAGGGGAGACGACCCTCTTCATGGAAAGCATCTTCCCGGATCACAGTCGGTTGCGTGGCCCACCATTCCAGGGTACCTTGCTCGATCCTGCGATCGGCTTGGCTCTCCATATCTACCCGCACATAATATTGTCGGCCTAATTTATCCCGAGTCAAGGGATCAAATTCAACCGCAGCTATGGTCAGGATAGTAGCGTCGGGACCGGTACCTAACCCCTCAATGTCAATCATCACGTCGGCCATGACTCTATTATAGAGCCCACCAACGCGCTAGTCAAATCAGCGTTAGCCGATTACCCAGGTAAGGGGTTGGCTAGCATCCACATACATCTTGAGCTGTTCGATCAAGGCATCCATCTGGGTCTGGCCCTCGGTCTTCATCTGGGTACCATTGAGACTACCACCGCCCTGGGGACCGGCGATGGTCGAGAATTTCTCGCGAGATTCACCTATGATCATTTTGCAGTTGGCCACCATGTAATCTCGTATCCACTGCCGGATCTGCATGTCCGAAAGCAGATTGATCTCGGGTTTGAGATTGTAGGTCCAGAGCAGTATCGCTTCGTTTGATCCTTTGGGGTCACGGATCAGTTGCAGCTTTTTGGTAACCGGGTTGAAGGTGTAGTTGATATAACCACCAAACATCCGGGCGGCTAGCTCTACGTATTGGCTGTAGAAATCGTATGTGGCAAGACCACCGGCCACGTTGAAGTTCATGAGATATACGTTCAAGCTGGCCTGGGCGAACGGATCAAAGTTTGATGCAAAAGGGCCTGTGGCATCGCCAAATGTGCGCCGGAAGATCTGCCGTACGCTCATGACTTCTTGGGGTAGCTGATAGATATTTTCGTCTTTGACGAGATACATGAAGCTATAGCTTTCCTCATAGGCGTTCTGCGCACGTTGGCGGTAGGTGCCCAGGGTTTTCTGATATGCTGATTCGTAGTGTTCGGGATCTAGCTCAAGATCTATGATTTGCCCACCCAACTGGAAGCTCACATAATCTATGAGCTCTTGTTTGAGTGTTGCCAGTGTGTCTTGCTGTTGTTCGGCCATGGTGTATTCCTTGATACAGTATTTACCCAAATCTTGTCAAGGCAACAGGGCTTTGTAGCCCTGTTTTTGGCCGATCTCAGTGACTAGCGAACACGCAATATGATCATGTCCGCGTTGCCCCGACCGTTGAATTTGGTCTCGGTGCTTTTGATGCCCTTGAACACTTTACGAGCCGCCGGGGCGCCTACGCCCATCAGGGACTTGATCTGCTCCTTGGGTTTGCGCAGGGTCTTGCGCACCGATTGCGTGGTATCATACCCGATCAGGCTTGAGCCCTTGACCGAAAACGACCCAGCCAGATCCTCGTGCACCACGTAGATCAGCTTGCGACGTTTGGTATCGTAGAGCCAGGCTTCTTGGGCATTTACGAGATCCGTAACCGGGGCCGATTTGAGGCCCAATTCTGGGAATTCTCGGAGATACTTGAAACGCGCAGTGAGCTTTTCCGGACTCACGGCTTTCTTCTTGCGCGGCTTGCGCTCGACCTTTTTGATCTGCACATAGCTACCGCAGTCCGCGATCACCTGCTCGGCGAACTTGACCATGTTGCGCAGCTGGATCTTGTTGAATTGCCGGTAGCCCTCCACGAGATCAGCATCTAGTCCCGCGGCAGCTTCACGGAATTCTTCCGCAGCACGGCGCCAGCGGTCAGCGATCTCACCGATCATCTGGGGCGCAACATTGCGCTCGCGCAGGATATGTATGGGCTGCACTTCTGCGGTCATGCGGGCTCCGTTGGCGATCATATCATCAAACAGGCCTTCGATGTCACCACCGGTTTCCAGCATTTTTTCGCGCAGGCGATCCTGGATGTTGGGACGGTTTGCCGCGGGTTTGTCTTCTAACTTTTCTTCGGGCTGGCTCGCGGCCTGCGCAGCCTGGATGTAGTCGGCAATGGCCCGACGATCGCGTTCGTCTAGAACCCAGCCCATGACTGCCATACGGCACAGCCAACCCGGGGTATAGGAAAAGTCACGCTCGTTGGCCCGGGCCACTTGCTGGCATGCGGCTGCCGGGAATCCTTCGCGGGTCATCCAATCTACCACGAACTTTTTGGCGTCCTTGCTGTCGCAGTAATAGTTATACCATGCGAACGCCGGCAGCATGGCCCCGCGCCGCCCCGCATCATCTGCGGGCATGGTGGGCCACAGTGGCTCATTGCCCATGTATTTAGTATCGGCATCGCGGGGGACGATTTGCTTGGCGGGTTTCAGGTCAGGTTTAGTCTTCATTGTCTACTTTCATGAGTCGTGCAAATATAACATGGCCTTCGAGATTGGTCAAGGCCTCTTGGGCCCGCGTCAGGTATTCCTCAAAGCGCGGGGTCACTGTGCTGCGCCGGCGCGATATCACGCGCTCAGAATCGGCTACGCGAAGCAGATCTATCACTGTTCGGGACATGCGCCGGCAATCCCTGCGGCAGTGCTGGGGCAATTGTTCTATATTGTCCAAGCACTTATTGAGCCGGTCGTTTGTTTCGTTCCAATCTTCTAGCTTCATAGAGCTATTATACCAGATTTGGGATTTCTGGTCAACCAGCCCATAAATACAGCACTATGCCCAAACTTTCACTTTACCGCCCCAATAGGACCCGTGATTACCAATATCTAGATCGCATCATCAGCGAGCGTTATACTGTGGGTGGTCTGGACATATATCTGCACAAGTATCTCGGTCCCCAGACCGGGGGCGAAGATTCGGCTTTTTCCGGTAACGCCGATGCTACACAACCGGTTTACGATACACTAGATCCGCTGCATATCCAGGATCTGTTGCTGCTGGAAAATCGAGACCGCGTATATGACCAAGATATCTACGTCATGCGTGGTGTTTACAATACCCAGGATCTAGACTTCAATCTCACCCAGTTTGGTCTGTTCCTGGACAACGATACCATATTCATGACGTTCCATTACAACGACATGATCGATACCATCGGGCGCAAGCTCATGAATGGTGATGTGTTAGAACTACCCAATCTCCGAGATTACTATCCTCTGAACTCGGCCACGCCCGAAGCCCTGCCCAAATATTATGTGATCCAAGACGCGGCCTATGCCAGCGAGGGCTTTAGCCAGACCTGGTTACCACATCTATGGCGAGTCAAGGCCACGCCCATGACCAATGCCCAGGAGTTCAAAGACATACTCAAGAAACCCATGGTCAATTCCACTATCTGGGATTCGGATAACTTCTACCCGGCTGGCAGCGTGGTCAATTACAACAATGTCTATTATCGTGCCACGCAAAATACACCAGCTGGTACCGATATAACCAACACCGATTATTGGACACTGTATACGCCCGGCACCGAAGAAGAACTAATGACCACACGTCCCCGGGATCAAGAGATCAACGATGCCATACTCACGCAGGCCGATGTGGAAGTACCACTGTCGGGCTACGATGTACAGAACTATTACATCACAGCCACATTGGAAAATGGTCAGCCGGCCAATCCCAATACCTTGTACACCGATAGTACGACCACTGTGGACGGTACTCAAGGTGGCATGAATGTGACCCCGCGACACGACGGTTATGTAGTGGGTTATCTCACCGGGGATGGTGTTCCACCCAACGGCTTGCCCTGCGGTGTGGGTACTACCTTCCCCGGTGGTGCTGTACCCGGAGACTTCTTCCTGCGTCTGGATTATTTTCCCAATCGCTTGTTCCGTTACAATGGTCGACGCTGGTTACGTGTCGAAGACAAAGTTCGTACCAATCTCAACAATGGCAGCGTCAACGATACTCTGCGCAGTAGCTTCGTCAACAACACCTACACCACGCCCACCACGGATCAAGGCAACATACCCAGCCGCCAGAGTCTCAGCGAGATACTGCGACCACGGGCCGACAACGGAAATCAAAGTGGGCATTTTCCAGCGAAGCCGTACCCCAACACACAACCAGGACAAAAATCGAGCTGATCATGACAGTAACTCAAGAATTTTTCTACGACGAACAAATACGCAGGTTCCTCCTGCAGTTTACCCGTATCATGTCTGGGTTCCAGGTTGAATACGGTCGGGAAAAGGACAACCCAAACAAAATGGCCTTGTTGCGAGTTCCGGTTCGCTATGGTGATGCCACACGCAATGCCCAGACCATTATACAAGAAAACTCGGCCAACAATCTACCCAGCACACCCCTGATGACATTTTATATCAATGCCCTGGACTATGATCGTCCGCGTATGCAGGAACCCTATCATGTCAGCAAAGTACAGGTCCGGCAACGTACCTATGATCCCGCTACCGAGACCTACGAAACCACACAGGGCAATGCGTTTACTGTGGAACGACTCATGCCAGTGCCCTATAAGCTCGGAGTGACCCTGGATATCTGGACATCAAACACCAATCAAAAATTCCAACTCTTGGAACAATTACTGACCCTGTTCAATCCCAGTTTAGAATTACAAAGTACCGACAATTTTCTAGATTGGACCAGTCTCAGCGTGATTGAGTTGGAATCCAGTACCTGGACCAGCAGAACCATACCCCAGGGCACAGAAAATCCCATCGATATCGCCACGTTGCGATTTACCATACCGATTTGGATATCCAGTCCGGCCAAGGTCAAGAAACTGGGTGTGGTGGAACGTGTGGTCATGAGCATGTATGATGCCCAAGGTGATTTCAACGATGCTATTACCGATAACGATCTATTGCTGGGCACCCGGGTCATGATCACGCCTTGGAATTATAAATTGGTGGTCATAGACAACAAAATACAGATACTAAACGACCCTGCCATAGTACCCAATGGATCATTGAATAATCTCAATCCCACTGAAATCGTGGCCGATAGTCCGCTGTTGTGGCCAGCGGTCATATCGGGATATGGCGTCCTGCGCCCCGGAATCAGTCAGATTCGCTTGAATCTACCACCCGACAACCCCGACAATCAGATCATAGGTACCATAGTTTTAGACCCCAACGATGATCGTCTCATGATTTATAGTCCCGACGCCGATACCGTACCACAGAATACTCTCGAAGCCATTGATGCTATCATAGATCCCTTGGCCAGCGCGCCTGGCGATGGTCTACCAACTCCGGTAACTGGGGTCAGATATTTGCTGACCGACAGCACCGGTAGTTGGGTCAATGGCGCCAACCCGCTGGCTTGGCTGGGTGAGCAAGATCAACCCTTGGTCGCCCAGGTCAACGATATCATTGAATGGACCGGAAATCGTTGGCGCGTGGTATTTGTGGCCGCAGATGAAAGTAC